GTCGCAACTATTGTAGCCAGTTTTGCTGGTTCAATTAGATGGTTAGTAAAACACTATCTGTCATAACTTAAACCTGATGGCAACGGGGGACATAACTTAGAGGGACGCATTACCCGATTGGAAACCCGTATTGACCAAATTTATTTACTCCTTAGTAATAGGGATTAGCCTACTCTTTATACCAACTCCTGCTAGTGCCGAAGATGTAATCATTAATCTTGATGCTACAACTGCCTATGTAGATGTAGTAGTTCAAGTAGATACAACAACAGCCTATACAATTACCACTACTACTGGACCACGAACTGAAGTGGTTGACTCTGTAACAGTAGAGCGTGTGGCTTGGGTAGATTCTTGGATATGGTTATATCGTGGTGTTGCTGATAGCACTACTGCTAACCCCATAAGGGGTGATGATGATAGTAACCATAATGCTGTGAATAATTATTTTGCATCTGCACTTAGCGGGACATTAAACGCTGATACTTATACAATCCGTGCTACATCTTATGACTATGTAGTTGGTGGTCAAAGACCAATAGGAACTTATACTTTAAGCAGTAACTTGATACCACCTAGAGATACCTCTACTGTTGTGGTTGATACAACTACAGTAGTAGTAGATACAGGTACTGTTGTGGTTGATACTAACACTTCAACAGTTGATGGAACTACTGCAACGGTAGATACATCCACAGTCCCAACCAATATTCCAGAACCCACATCTCCAGTTCAGCCACCGCTGCCAGAAACTGGGCCAATTCTAATAATGCCTCCATTTGATATCCCCCAAGAAATTATTGTTGTTGAAGAGATTATACCAGAAGAACTTCCCCCAGTGGAAGTCATTGAAGATATACCTGTGATAGAAGACCTTCCAGATATACCTGAAGAAATTATTGAAGTAATAGAAGATTTACCTATAGAAGAAGTTGTAATAGATGAAGAACCAATTACCATTGAAGAGGCAGTAGCAGACATAATTGCTGAGGCTGAGGCTAACGGTGAGGCTATTACTACAGAGGATATGGAAGAGGCTGGCATTACCCTTGCTGACCTACCTGCTGATACACCTGTCCAACTAGATAATGGTGTAGTCATTGAGGCTGGCACAGTAGTAGCCCTACAGTTATTAGAGAATCCAGCAGAGTTAATCTCAGCAATCTTTGATAACCCAGCAGAGGTACTTACTGCTCTGTCAAACATAGGTGCTGATATGTCTGAAGAAGAAAGAACAGAATCAGAGAATACAATCATTGCTTCCGTTATTGCTACTCAGGCTGCTGTTAATGCAGTAGCCGTAACTTCCGCTGCTAAAACAGCCACACCTACACCTACAAGTGGAGGTACTAGTGTGCCATCAAATGACAACATTAAGTTATACAAAAGGAGAAAACCTTGAAAGTACTAAAAGATATGGTCCAACAACTATGGACCTTGCTAGGTATGTTTATTGCTTGGGTTGTATTAACTGGCTCAGCAAAGACTGTAGTTGGTTATGCAATTATACTGACTTTAGTAGTTTGGGCAATCACTTATCCATTGCGTAACTCTAACGATGAGTAATGATATTGATTGGGAACACCAAAATAAATTAAGGCAACAATGGCTGATGGATAATCCAGAGGCTGAATATCAAGGTTGGATGTCAATTTAACAATAGATAAGGAAATGAAATGGCCTCGTTAAAAAATGTATTAATGCGTATTGTTGCAGTATTTGCAGCAAGCGGTTTATCTGTGATTGGCGCTGGTGCTATCGCTGGTGTAGATACAATGACAGCAGTAACTGTGGCTGGTCTTACAGCAGTAGCAGCAGTAGTAGAAAAGTTAGCCCGTGCATTTATGGATGATGGCAGATTATCTCTTGATGAAATCAATGCCGCATTTTCAACTGTAGATAAAGGCGCAAAGACTGTTGCTGATACAGAGGTAGAAACTCGTCAGGCTGCAGATAAGCAAGCAAAGATTGACCCTAACTATAACTAATGAAAAAGGGAACAGTTGCTGCAATCCTTGAGGTTGCCAAAAAAGAAGTTGGAACTATCGAAGGTCCAAAGGATAATGAAACCAAGTATGGTGCCTTTACTAAGGCAAACTTTCTACCTTGGTGTGGTTCATTTGTTATGTGGTGTGCTAACCAAGCAGGAGTAAAGGTACCTAATATGGTATCTACTGTGGCTGGTGCTGGTGCATTTAAAAAGATGAACGTTTGGACTGATGCTAAGAATGCTAAGCCAGTACCTGGCGATATTGCTTTCTTTGATTTCCCTGGAGATAACGTAGATAGAATCTCTCACGTTGGTATTGTAATTGAAAACAACGGAGATGGAACTGTTACTTGTATCGAGGGTAATACTGCTGGTAATCCTAAAGGAGACCAGCGTAATGGTGGTGAGGTAGCGGTTAAGACTCGTGGATATATTGCTAATAAGAAAAAGGTAATGGTATCTATTGTTGGCTTTGGTCGCCCTAACTATGTAGGCAATGAAGTTAATGTTACTGTACCAGTATCAGATACACCAGAATTTCCTGGGACTATTAAACCTGGGGATAGAAGCAATGGCGTAAAGATTGTACAAAAAGCCCTTGCTTTAGTTGCTGATGGAATCTATGGTCCCAAGACCAAGGTTGCCGTGATTAAGTTCCAAGACAATCACGATGTGATTGATTCCAATGGCATCATCGGTCCAAAGACTTGGGCTGAATTAGTTAAGTTCCTATAAGGAGAATCATGATAGACAAAGATAAAGCAAAAGCAATCGCTATGTCCTACCTACGTGCCGCTGCTGCCGCAGCAGTTGCATTGTATACAGCAGGACAACGTGACCCTAAAGTATTAGCAGCAGCATTTGTTGCAGGTTTAGTTGGTCCTATATTAAAAGCATTAGACAAGTCAGCACCAGAGTTTGGGCTTACTAAGTAGTAATAGCAAAACAAAACCCCCCTTCCAGTTTTATCTGGTTGGGGGGTCTTTTTTGTTTTCTAAGCAGTCCCCTTCTACTTAGCCAACTCTTGTATTACTTGCAGGATTTTATCTGGTCGTATCAGATAACCCTTTGACGGATTGGGTGGTATGTTACATGTAATTGGGTGTCCATATAAAGTAACTGCATGTTTAAGATGTTCTATAGGTACTATCAACACGCTTCCTTCTAATACAAATGCCCAGTATGCAGCCTTGCTTACAGATATACCAGACGGATACCACTCTTCATTATTATGTGACCAGCATACAGTTTCTATATATAAGTTACTCGTATTTCTCCATTTAAGGTCTGTCTTAACTTCAATAGTTTTGCCCTTGGTAAGTAGTTGATTGACTAAAGATTCTCCCTCATGCCCAACTGATAAGTCTAAATCAAAGTCAGATAGTTTTGACATATTGCTCCAAGGGTAATGTATCCATTGATGAGAGATATGTTGCGGGAACATACCAAGATTTTTCATTATATTTAAATATATCTACTTTACATTGACTGCCATATAGCCAACCAATTGCTTTATATGGAACTCCTAACCAATCAGGTGCCGTACGTCTAGTTTTATGACGCATACCATCAGCCATTAATATATATACAAGAGAATCATTATCTCTATTTGTATATCTTAATTTTGGTTGGTCATTAAATGTATAACGAACTTCGCCAAGGCCAGGAATATCTAATTCGTTTTTCCATTTATTAAAATGAGGAACAAAGGTTGTATTGCCAATCATTCTAGCAAATGCTAATTCACTACCAGCAGCAACAGCATGTTGCCATAATTCCCAAAGGTCTCCCTCTGAATAATTTACATTACGAGTAGGGTCACCAAGGTATGGCTTTTGCCTTTGATATCCAACCTCAACTGCAGTGGCTTCTTCTTGTGGTGTTAAAGAATATATTGTTTTTATTTTAGTAAGCATTATTAAATACAGAAGCAGGAACAACTGTTTTACCAATTATCCCACGCTTACTTCTATACTTATCCCTTTCTTTCTTGGTAGTGGCACCCCAAATTCCTTCAACTAAATTTTCAATTGCATAGTTAAAACATTGGATTTGTACTGGACAAGTATTGCATAATTTTTTAATATAATCAAGGTTGGGATAGTTACCCTTTTCCTCAGTGAAGAATATTTCTACATCAATACCAGTGCATGCTGGTACATCTTTCCATACTGGATAGTCAATCAAAACTTTTATCCTCCCGTTGAGTAGAAACCACTTCCCTTAAAATGTACTGGTGTAGAGGACCATATACGAGTCATAAGATTTCCGCAAGAGGGGCAGAATGGTGCAGCAGAATCATTTGTTTCTTGTATTTTAGTACATATCTTGCACTCAAAATCATAGTAAGGCATTACATACAATCCATTCCTATATCATCTATTGGTGTTGGTAGTGTTACCAATGAGCCACAGTCTACACACTCACCATCTAAAAAGTAAAATGCTATCTCACCAGATTCAAATGCTACTATTGCTGTAAATAATTGTGAACCACATACACAAATATCTCCTATTGGATTACCACGTAGGTCCATAGCATTGCTGTAATCTTTTTTAAATAAATCTTTTATTTCTTTAGGCTCTTGTGTCATCTTCTTCTTCTTCATCTTTAGCCTCTAAGTTATCTGTATCGTTGTAAGTACGCCATCCACCCAGTACTCTAATCAAAGAGTTAATTGCACGGCTAACTCTCATACGTGCACCATCAGCGGATATGTTTAATTCTTTGGCTAAGTCATTCCACTCATAGTTGTCCGTTGTAAATCTTAGTCTTAAAATATTTTGTTTAGCCTCTGCTAACTTGTTGAATGCTTTTTCAATATCTGACCTGAGAACTAACCAATTGTTTCCGTCTGTTACTTCTCCTGATTTACCAAACTTAAAGTTAAGGTCTTGTATTTTACTAGGTATCTCATAACTATCTGCCAGGATAGATGGCAAAAATGCTTCGATAACTGATGGGTCATAGTAGTAGAGGTCAACCATATCGTAACCAAACTTACGGGCTTTTTCTTGCTCACAATATTTAAGAGCAGCATTACGCAATGACTTTGCAATTAGTTTTTCTTTATCTTTAGGTGGCAACTTAGACCACTCTGTATATTTATTTGGATGGGTAACAAACCACATCCATAAAATCTGTTTTATATCTGAAGGTTCAACTATAGAATATTTTCTGGAATACTCCATGCCAAGCGTAGACACAAGCAAATCATACTCTTGTACCCACTCTTGATTCATTCGTTAGTTAATGCCTTCCCATTGTCCTCTTTGTACCAATAGTCCTATTATCGCATAGTTAGCCAGGTCTATAAGGGTATCTTCTATTGATTCAAAATTGGGCGTGGCGTCCTTACCAGCCATGTTATTTAGCCTAGCCAGTTTGTCATACATTCTAACCCTCAGCCCATTCATCGCACCGCCAGGGGCAAGGGCGATATTCAGGGGTCCGTAATCTTCTTGCTTCTTCATCATAATACTACGCAATTCGTTGAGGATTACATCAACATCATTTGGATTCTTCATCTAACATCTCCTTCATACTGTTATCAAATTGTTCCATTGCTGATACTACTTGTATCTCATCTGTAAATTGCTTACCTTCGCCTATGCTGCTGGCATATATAACTGTACCTAGTAATGTAAGCATACGCATAGCACTCTCTGGTTCTTCTTCTATTGTTGT